GCCTCGAGGAGAGCCGCCTCGGTCTCGAAGCACTCCACGTCGGGCCCGGACGTCTCCTTGAGGCACAAGCACTTGCGGTCGATGAAACCCTCTTGGCCAAACGCCTTGGTCGTCATGCCAATCTGGAAGATGACGTCAGAGGCGTTACGAGGATCGGGGAAGGCGCCGGTGCTAGAGTAACACTCGATGTCGAACGACATGATTCGCAGGGGCGCGATGTCGTCCCGGGCCAAAGGGCGGATGAGCTTCCAGTTGGGTGCCCAGAGATTCACGTCGCACGCGGTCGCCGCATCAGGCTCGCAGAGTCCCGGATCGACCCAGCCGGTCGAGGAGACGCCCGAGCAGTGCATGAAGCGTAGGACCGGGTCGATGTTGCCCTCGTAAACCTTACACCCGGACAACTCGGAAAACTTGTGGTTATCGATGCAGTACACGAGGCTCCGCATGGCCCGGTGCGTCTTGAACTCGCACCGAACGAACTTGGTCAGGGCACCATTCTGGAAGCCCCAGAGATCCTGACCGTCCTTGACATCACACGACACGAGATTGCGCCACGCGTTCTCCTTGATGAAGGCCCGGACCGTCTGGGCCGTCGTACGCGGTCCGGGCTTTACGTAAAAGTACGGGCAAAAAGGCGTCCCTAGCGAAACCGATTTACCATCCGCAGATCTTCCGAAAATGCGAATGGTGAACTGGTCGTCTTGATCTTGACCATCCCAGGCGACCGCCTGGAAATGGGTCATCTTAATTATTATACTTGTTTAGTTCTTATCTAAAACAGGCCCGTCGAGCCGAAACCAGCCGCGCCGCGGTTCGTCGCGTCCACCAGAGGCGTGTTCTCGGTCGGGACCTCGACCACCTCGGCGACGGTGTAGTTCTCGAGGATCAGCTGCGCGATACGGTACCCCGGACGGATCACGAACGGCTGTGTGTTGTCCAGGTTCTGCAGGACAACCTTAATCTCACCTGTGTAGTCCGGGTCAATCACACCCGCGAGCGTGTCCAGACCGTGCTTCACGGCGAGTCCAGAGCGAGGCGCAATACGCCCATAAGTTCCTGGCGGGAGCTGAACTGTGATTCCGGTCGAGACGACGACGCGGCGGCCTGGTAGGACAACGTAGCTATCAGTGCTGAATAGGTCGTAACCAGCAGCACCGGCGGATGCACGTACTGGGAGAATTGCAGCAGGATTAATCTTGATAACATTGAGCGCCATACTAGTTCTTTTGGATCTTACTTCTTTAAATTACATGGCGATTGCCCGGCGCAAAGGGCCCATGGGGTTGATGTAGTTGCGGCCCCCGTACCAGTTGGCCCCGATGGCACCAGAGCGCTTGACGCTCGGGGACGTGCGCCGGGGCGTCTTGCGCTTGGGACTCGGCGTCCGACGGCGCGGGCTCGGCTTGCGGCGCGCGATAACGGACCGAAGGCGCGCGAACAGAGAGGGCATTTAAAGTTATACTACATTTAAATTAGAAATGGCGGTCAAGTCCCTTGTGCTCGATATCGACGGCGTCATCGTCCGCGACAAGCTGCTGTTGGCGCACGTCAGCGACAATTGCGTCAAGTACGTCCAGTCCAAGCTTCCGGAATGCAAGGATCCCCGGAACGTCAATCGGATATTGTACTTGACGCACGGGCACACGGCCCGCGGTCTGAAGCACTCGTTCGGGGTCGATACGAGCGACTTCAACGAGAAGGTTTATGACGACCGGCTCATGGACCATCTGGCTGAGATTCTGTACGGAACCGAGTTTCAGCAAGAAGCCAAGGAGATTCACGATTTCACCAAAAAGGGCTGGAACGTGACGCTATTCACAAACGCCCCATCAAAGTGGGGTACTATGGTCGCTCGGGCAATCAGTGACGAGGTTTACCTTCGTTGCCCAGGTGAAAACGTCATGGATTCACCGCTCAAACCAGAGGCTGCGGCTTACCAGAACTTCTCGAAGGCCCAGACCCACGTGTTCGTTGATGACTCACTGAAGAATCTGGGGACCGCCCGGTGGTTGCCAAATTGGCACCCGGTCCATTTCGAAAATCAGTGCGTCGACGTGCTCGCGCCATCACACAAGCCCTGGTGCCCGACCATCGGCTCCATTTGGGAGCTGGGCCTCTTCATCGACACGGCCGACTTTCTCATGAGCCGCCACGAACCGTCCGACTGTCCTTATCGATGCGATACATGATGTATTCTAGATCTAAAAAGAGCATCTCGATATTCTTTGTAATTATAGTCTGATAGCTGAACCTGGGGTCGAGCTCTTTGCATAGACCCTCGAGGAGACTATAGGTCCGTAGGATGGTCAGAGTCGTGGTGTCGAGCTCGACAGGGACCTTCTTGGCCTTTTCACGAATCTCGGGTGAGTTCACGGTGAATGAGCTGATGTCGAGTGTATTCAGGTACTGAAAATACTGATTGACGAAAATTTTCGTCACCTCCTTGTCCCGAATAGTCATGCCCATCTTGGCCATGTTGTCCATGACTACTTCGACGTTCGACGTCTGGACCCCGTAGACAAAGTCCCGGATCGCAGTCTTGTACTCGGGGCTGATCCTAATTATGTTTCCAAAATCGTAGAGAACCAGAGAGCCCTGAGTCCCACGACCTATGTTGCCCGTGTGCAGGTCACCGTGTATTACCCCCTCATAAAGCAACTGTTCGAGGAACATGTTGATGAGCACATCAGCTTTAAAGGGTGCCCTAATTTGGTCAGAAGGTGTGTAGTCCATGACGATGACGTCCTCATTCGAGAGCCTCGAGTAGGGTCGGGGAATCTGGACGTCCTTGCGGTCTCGGTACATGTCCCGGAAAAATGAGATGTTCCTAATTTCATTCTTAAAATCGAGCTCGGCCAAAAGACCCTTCTCGAACTCCATGAGCCACGGAGACATGAATTCCATTCCGAAATTGGGGATCATCCCTAGGAAGCCGGCCCCAGACTTGATGAGGGACAGGTCCTCCTTGATGATCGCCTCGATGCCGGGCCTCTTGAATTTCAAAACAATATTCCGGGTCCCAAATTTTCCGCGATGGACCTGAGCGATAGACGCCGAGGCGATGGGTTTCGTGTCAACATCGGTCACGCCCTCTGGAATTTTGGATCGAAATTCATCAAAGTCAACCGGGGTGACCGAGTCCCGAAGCGGTGCAAGGTCCCGGGAGAGTTCACGTCCAAATATGTCGGGTCGGTTACTTATGAATTGACCGATTTTCACATATGTTGGACCTGAGCCATCTAGAGCCTTGCGAAGCCAAGGCCCTAGGTCTTTCTTTGGTACAAACTTGGACCCGATGCCAATCTCAATTGGCCTAAGGGGTCTAGGTGACCACATCGCTATTATTACTCCTCATTTTCTGCCTCGGCCTCGTCCGCGGCGTCGTCCAGCTCGTCGTCACCCCACCAGTGACGCTGACCGTCCTGATTCTTGAAGAAAGCCTTGATGAACTCGGCCTCGTCATTGGCCGTCTTCTTGAGGGCCGTGTGGATCTCACGGAAGGTCTCCATGCGCTTGGCCTCGGCCACTCGGCGGGCGCGAGCCAGACGCTTAGGCATCTTGAAACCACCCTCGTGCTTCTGGGGCGCCGCACAGCAGCGAATAGTAAGCATCTTTACTCTAGTAGGATATTTTGTTTTTAAATATCAATGGAAGTCGAGTCTGTGCGAGCCCCCGTTGAGCCCACCCGCCCTCCCCTCTGGTGGGTCCCTATAGTGAGCACGTCCATCGGCGCATTCGCCCTGTGTTTCCAGGTGTTCGTCTTGTACCCGTGGCATCTCCAGCTCTCCTCGGAGTTTTCATCATTGTCCCAGGCGTGCCTGAAATAATTTCGCGCTAAAATTAAGTATGCCTAGCCCCACTCTTGCCAACCTCGAGGGTAACCTTCGCCGTCTTAAAAATGCAGAACGTTCGCTATTCTCTGAACTATGGGGCGCGGGGTCAGTCGGGAGACGGGGTCTCGGGCCAAATAGATACAAGCTTTCTCAGCATACTAATCTAGTGTCTCGGCTCATCCCAAACGTGCAACGCCAGATTGCGAATCGTCGCCGCCGCAATGCGGCCAAGAGGCATTGGGGGGTAGTCCGCAAACACGTGACGGCTCGTGGTATCACCAATTGGCTGTATAAAACGTCCATGCGGCCATCGAGTCCAGGTGGTGCTGGGTTTCAGCGTTTGATGCGTGGAACGGGTGTTGGTAAGAAGAGCTCTAGAAGTGTCGGTACCTATATGAGCCCGCGCCGCAGCCCGAAGCGCCGTAACACGGGGACGTCGCCTTAAAAACTAGAGTCCTCCATTAATCAATGGGTTGGGGTATCTGCTTTGCACTCGACGCAAACGGCTACGTGTACTGTGCCGATGGCTGCAAGTGGCGCGCGCGCAAGTCCGACTACGAGGATTATTACCCGTGGCCTTCTGCGCGTCAGGCAGTCCTAGACTACTTCGAGGGCGACGCGCACCGTGAGCTCGATCTGGTCCGTGACGAGTTCCCAGGGACCGCAGGGGGACTCTACGCCGCGTGCGAGGAGCACATCGGCTCGGCTCTTGGACACTACGACGCATGGACGGTCGAGGAGAAGAAGGAGGCGCACGAAATCGCGATGGCGGGATTCACAGAGGACCTGGAACGCGCAAAGACGGGCCTAAGCGAGACGTGGGCCACCTATCAGGAGAAGAAGAAGGCCTGGACCGCTTACAAGAAAAACCCCCCTAATGTCCGAGCACCAAAAACGCGTGCGGACTGGCTGCGCCATAACATCGCGCCTCTCCAGATGGAGCTAGAGGTTGAGGAGCTGGCCGAGGAGTGTGATCGACTGCGGCGGGCCAAGACGCGCGCGACGAAGCTGCTGAATCTGGAAAAGAAATTCCACGTCTAAAGTAATGAAGCTGAGACAAGGGACGACGGCGAATGGTTTCGCGCTCAGGAAAACGCGCAACGTGAACAAGGCCTTTGAACTGGTCAAAGGCATCCTGCACAATTCGCGACCTGAATTCAATTATTACATGGGGCCTAACGTTCGCGGTCGCAATTATATTCTCAAAAAACACGGGAATCTCAAGGGCTTTGCGATTCTCGGGCCGAATAAAGGAAACAGGACCGTCTGGCTCGAGCTCATCGCCACTGAACCAGGTCAGGGCTACGGGAAGATACTCATGAATAGAATAAAAACTAACGCGCTTTCTCGGGGGATGGGTGGTATTGTGATTCACGATCCAGTAACTCCTGCACGCAGATTCTATCAATCACTGGGAGCCGAGTTGATTCCCAAAAACAATAGTGCAAACACAACGAAGATGTTTATGACAACCACAAACAAACGCAAGCGTTCCCCCTCACCTCAGTCCCGCCGCCAACCCACACCTAATAGACAAAGATCACCTTCTCGCCCGTCTCCAAAGCGGCGCGCATCTTCTTCAGCGTCTTCTCCACGGCGATCTGCGCTTCGTCAAACCCCCCGCCGTTGAATTCCTCCTCGAAATTGGCCACGTCCTCCTTGGTCAGGACCATGGTCTTGTTGCGCCACGAGACCGCGGCGCCCGGGCTTAGCCCCGCGGCGCGCCCCTCATCATAGGCCTTGTTAAACTCGGCCTGCGTCGGGAAGGCCTTGTCTTGATAAAGACGATTGACCCAACTCAGAACATCCTGATCACTGAATTCGCCAAGCTTGTTCTTCCACTGAGGCGCGGCGAATTCAAGAACCTTGCGCTTAGGCGCATATTTGATGGGGATCGAGGCAAACTTGGCGAGGGTGCAGGCCATGGTCGTATCCGTCAGTTTTTGGGTGGATTATGACTTGCGCCGGAAGACCCTAGGCCTCACAAGACGCGTTTTTAGTGAGGTCGTACTGCTTTTTCAGCGCCTCTCGCACCCGAGTAAATTCCTCGGACATTGTGCGCCATACGGCCTCCTTACACGACTCGTGTTCCGAGACGGAGTTGACGGGCTCGGTGCAGTGGGCACACAACATTAAATTCAAAGTGGTCTTGCTCTTTAAATCCAGGTTGTGATGAGAGCCGCCCATTCCTCACCGCGGAACGTGACATTCTCTTCGAAGTCGTACGATCCGTGCATAAAGTACCGCCGGACGTTGTACACGTCATCCTCATCCTTCACGAAAAAGAACGCAGCCACCTGGGCCACGAGGCCCGTGCGTATGTGATCCTCGGACCAGCCGATTTCGCGAAGTTCATCGTCGTTTAGCCAAGTGAATATCATTTAATTCTCAAGAGGTTTTCGTCTCTAAATGTCAAACGACTCGAAGAGTTCGTCGACCGGAGTCTTCTTAGAAAGGCCGTCCGGTCCCATCACCTCCTCGTACCACTTGCCCTGCGGGCCGCACTGGTTCTTGTCGAGACGCACAAACTTTGCGTAATTGTGATGAATCTTGCCCGGGCTCACGGCGACGATGGAACGCACACACGTCTTATCACCGTGGTTGTAGTAGATGCAAACCTTGCAGAGGGCGGACATGGAGCTCATTTAGGGTTTAGGAGGTCGTGGTCTCTAAGACCCTCACAGCCCCCGCGTAGTCGATCCAGTCGTCCAACGAAAAAAAGCAAAAGTCGTCGGGCAGGACCCAATCCTTGAACTTGAGTTGGATCTCGTTCTCGTAGAGCCAGTTGATCGGGTTGGTCTCGGGGCGCCGCTGCCACTTCTTGTTCTGGACGTCACGCTTCATAATCTCCAAGAAGCGCTCCTCAGTGTGGACGCCGGAAGGGTCGGCGCCCACGCCATCATAGTGGATCATTTGGTTTTCATGGGTTCGACGGCCTTAACAGGAAACCACCAGTCGATAATCTCACCCGCGCGTATCACGGCGTATATGATAGCCGACGCGATACGACCGGACATGGGGCTCCGTTTATCGAACACCGCTTCGTATGAGAGGGCCTTAAGCTCAACGGTGTCCATTTGATGACTAGGAGCTCCTCGGCTCTAAGACCCACACCGTGTTCTGCTCATCGACCGGTGCGTCCATCACGTCAAGGTCGACGTGCGCGCCATTGAAGAGCCCCATGGCCCGGGCGCGCTCTTGGGCCTTCTCAAGGGTCGAGAAGCTTCCGATGAAGATGTCGTCGCCCTTCCAGCCAGTCACGAAGAGGTGGTAGACGGGTGCCATTTAGTAATCTGAACGCGGCACGGCTTTACCCGTCTTCGGGTCAATCTCGATCGTGGCGCCCTTTGGGACGTCACCATGGAGTTCGGGCTCAATTTTGTTTCTTAATTCAAGCCATTTCTTGAGTTCCTCGTCGGTCATCGCGTCTCCCCATATCTTCTTGGCCTCATCGAGGTTCATTGCTTTCCTCGAACTCATTCGCCTTAACTACGTAGTAACCTACACCGACGCCCGCACCCACAAGCCCTGTGAGTGCGACCGTCTGGAGCGCTACACCGATGAAGCGGCACATTGAGGTTTTGGAGGTGGTTCCCCTTAATTGACGTACTTGGAGTCCTCCTCGATCTGTTTCACGAAGCGATCCAGACGCTTGAGCTTGCGCTCCATGCACCCCAAGAGGACGAGGGCATAGATAGCGAACGTGCCCGCAAAAATTGCAAGGCCCTGAATTTCCATTGAAAATTAGACGTCTATGCACTTTATGTGTCGGTCATTGAACGGGATCCCGTTGAACCGGGTCGTGGCTGCACAGGTATAAGCCCCCATGTTTGACCACACGATCCATGAACCTTCCCCGGTCCCCTCGGGTAGATTGTACTCCTTGTAGATGACGTCACCACCGTCACACGTGGATCCGAAAATTGTCCGTGAAATTTCTTGACCCTCAATTTTGTTTCCAAATTCGTCACGAACCTCCTTGACTTGGGGTTGAGCATGATCGAACAGGATGCAGTTGAACGCACCGTAGAGGCTCTCGCTGATCGTGAGGCCCGAACCCTTTGTGCCGATTACGGGAGTGTGCAATTCCATAACACGCTCGACGAAGAACCGGCCAGGTTCGGCGATCAGTTCGACCCCCTTGGGAGCACTGATGGTTCGGGGCAATCCATGGGTTGAGCTGAAGCCTCCCCCAATATCTATAATGTGCGGGGAATACCCGTGCTCACGTGCCAGGTCCAGAGCCCGGGTGGCCTTTTTCAAAGCCTCCCCGAACACGCTAGAACTCGACGCGAACGACCCGACGTGGAAGGAGATCCCCACCACGTCAAAGCCGAGCGTCCTGGCCGTGAACAAAAGCAAGTCCCACTCGTGCTCTTCGGCGCCATATTTGACTCCGAGATTGCACCTGGCCGACGGATCGTCAGCCCGAATTCTCAAAAGGACTTGGAAATCATTTCCAACTCGCGCCATCTTTTTGAGCTCGCACACGCTATCAAACGTGGTCCGCATGACATTTCTCGATTTTGCGAACGAAATCTCCTCAACACGTTTGCATGGATTTGCATATAGAATTCGCTCTGGCTCAACCCCCAGAGATAGGACTTGTTCTATCTCCGCCTGACTAGCACAGTCAAAATTGGAGCCCATCTTGGCTAGGGTCGCTACAATCCGGAGGTCCGGATTGCATTTGACTGCGTAATAGGGCTTGACATGGGGAAGAGCCTCGGTCCACTCGGCATACACATGCTTGAGTTTGGAGAGGTTTAGGACGTAGTAAGAGTCCGAGGGGTCGGTAAGGACCCCAGAGCCGACCATCCAGTGGTACTTGTCCTGGGGATTTTAATTTCTATCCAAAAATCAAATGACAATTTCCCTGCAGGCCCGGCGAAATGCAGCGGTACAAGCGGCCAAAAGGAAGCTCGGTCAGAACATGAAGCGCCTAAAAAGTGTGATGCGCTCGCCAAGCCCGCGCCGGACGAGGGCTAATCACCTCAGAAACTTCGCCCAGCGTCCGAGCCCGAGTCCAGTTTCGCACCCCCTGTCTCCGGGTCGCTTCTCTTGGCTTAGAGCCCTCCGTCGCCGTAGAAACTAAGAATGGACCGCGTCTTCCTGCTCGACGTCTCCGGCTCCATGGAGTCCTACTGGGACGATACCATCGGTGGTTTCAACTCGTTCCTGTCGGACCAGAAGGCTACGGGCGGGACCCTGACCCTGATTCAGTTCGACCACGAGTACCGTGTGACGTGTGAGCGGACCAAGATCGATGACGTGGCGCCTCTGACACGCGAGACGTACAAGCCTCGCGGGTCGACTGCTCTGCTCGACGCGATCGGGCGCCTCATCAAGGAGTGGAAGGGGGCCTCGAACCCATCAGTCGTGATTCTGACTGATGGCCTTGAGAATTCAAGCCACAAATTCACCAAGGCCCACATCAAGGACCTGATCGAGGCCAAGACCAAGGACGGCTGGACCTTTGCGTACCTGGGTGCGAATCAGGATGCGTTCGCTGAGGCGGGCTCCATCGGTATCGCGCCCGGCTGCACGATGAACTACGAGGGCAATCGCACCCCCGAGGCGTTCACGCGCCTCTCGGCCGCCGTGAGCTCACAGGCATCTGGGCAGACGCAAACGGTCGAGCTCAGCCAGGCAAAGACCATCTAAATTATATGGCAGTGCTGGCCGACTGAATCACCGTCTTCTTGGTTGGGTCCGGTTTAAACTGAAAAAACAAGTTGGCCGCCGTGGCCAACGCAAAAACACCCGCTACGTACTTTATCGCGCCCTGGGCTTTGGTCTTCTGTTCCTCAGTCACCGAAACCCAGGTCGTCGACGTCACGACCCACAAGAACAGGAGAGCCAGCCCAGACAGGGCCGAGATCATGGCCGGAAGCATAGGTGGCGAAATCATGCCTTTAATCTAAGCACCTCTTTTATTTTTCGATGCAAATCGTCCTCCGTCCCATTGTTCTCGATAGTCCATGTCGTGGCGAGGGTCCCAATTTCACTTTCAAATTCGTGGAGTGGGACGCCCGACCGGATGATTTTGATCGTGATCCCACCCCGTCGGTGAATCTCATCCACATCTGGGGCGTATCTCACGTCCGGGATGACGATGTCCGTCTTGCCGTCCCACTCGGCGAAGAATCTGCGCGTGAAGAAATCGTCCCCCATAAACTCCTTGATCCTTTGCGTCAGGTTCACCATCGTCTGGCGGGGCGACACGTCCCAGAACTCGTTCCTGAGTTCCTTGGCGTCGGATTCGAGTGCGTAATCAGTCCATCCGTAAAGGGCCTTGCATGCGTCCTTTACGGGTTGAGCGAGTCGTTTAATTGTGTACTCGGGCACGAGCGCGCGAGCCGCCGTGTCCTTCCCGGACCGGGCCCGGCCCACGAGGCCGATGATCATTATTGAATGTAGGGTTGGTTGTTTTAACTAGTTCTTTGTAACATCCTTGGCCATTTTGGCCAGGGTACTCACCTTCTCGGATTTGAGCTTCACGGCAGCAGCCGTGGCCTTGGCCGCTTCAACGGCCGCCGCCGTCTTCGCCGCTATATTTTTGGCTTTTTCTATCGCATTGGCTGCTTGTTCGGCAACTCCTTTGGCTTGCTCCGCGGCTTTGGCGGAAGCCGCAGCTTTTGCAGCATTGGCCGCCGCTATTTCTGCGGCGGTTTGGGCGGCCGCAACAGAACCACTTGCCGGCTCCATTTTCGACTCGACATTTAGTTTCGCCGCCTCGCCAGCCTGCACCGCCGTCTTTTGGGCGTTCGTGGCGGCGTTGGCTGCGGCAATCGCACCCGCTTCGGCAGCCGCAGGGTCCCCAGTTTTCAATTTGTTGAAGGCGTTTTCAACCGCCGCCTTCGCCCCCTCTGCAGCAGCATCGGCTGCTGTTGCGCCATCGATAGTCTCGGGTGTCGGTGACGGTGGCACAACCGAAACGTGCTCGTTCCACATCATGATTCCTCCAGCTCCACATGCAATCGCCCCCAAGACGCCAGTAATAATCGCCCCCGCCTTGAGACCCTTCTTCTTGTCAGGGTTACTCTCTTTACTGGTCAGTACGGCCATGATTATCATTCCGATGCACATCAGGGCTCCCAATGTAAGAAGCAGTTTTGGTAGCCACGCTGGCATTCTACTACTTGACATAGACTATTTTCCGTCCCAAAACCTTCTGGGTCCTGCGTAGGGCCGCCTGAAAGCTCGGCTCGGACCACAGGAGCCACCGGGACCAGAAGCCGGCCGTGCGCGCTCCGGACTTGGTCCAGTTTTCGCGTCGACGGTGACGCGTCAGGTACCGCTTCATGCGCTCACGGTCCTTGTGGATCGTAAAGTCCGAGTAGCCACGGCGGCCAAAGTTCACCTTGGGGCCGTCTGGGAACTGAGCCGTGAATTTGTGAACACCATTGGTCGCCCGGCGCAACCGGACACTCATTTCAGGCTAATTCTGACCGAGATATAAATCAGGAGGACCAGGATTATGACGTTAAACACAAGGTAACCAGTAAGGTAAGGGGCGAGACTGTCTCGTAGTGCGTGATTTTCAAGGATCATATTTAGGACCTGCTTTGTAAGGGTCTCCTCAGACTCGTCACCACTCTCTGAACACGCAGCCATGGATAGATACCTTACGAAGACTCCACAAAAATCTAAGAATGATTTCCCGAGGGTCGTGTGTCTCGTGGGCAAGTCGGGCATCGGCAAGACGTGGGCGGCACGTGATGCCCTTGGACCGAACCTCGTCGAATTAACGGCGGAAATTCTGCGGTCCCACCAAGACACGAATGAATTTCTGGAGAAAATTCGAGGGACCGAAATTCCCATCCTCTTGGACGAGTACGAAACCTTGAGTGACCTGGTCGGACTTCGCGACCTGACTGAGGTCCCGACAAATGGTCAGTTCATAGTGACCTCACAGGTCGTCCCCAAATTTGATTTTGAAATTGAGGTCCGGGAATTTCCAGTCAAGACTTTTGAGGAGATCAAGTCCCTGTGTCCCGGGGCGACCGATGAGAATATTCACACGTCAAAGGGGGACCTGAGGTGGGTCTTCATGTCACTCGAGTTCACATCGGACTCAAGGGACGACTTCAATTCTCCTCGAGAATTCGTGACCGACCTGGTCTCCATGTACTCAAAGGTCAACCCGGTCCAGTTCATAGGTCATCCAGTGTGTGAACCTGGGAACATGGCCTCAATTTTGAATGCAAATTACGTCGACGGACCCAAGGCCCGACTGGACTTTGCCCTGATCGCCGACTACTTTAGTCAGGCGGACGTGATCGAAGACTCGGTCTTCTCGGGTTCATGGGATTTGCTTCCGTACTTCAACCTGTTCGGGTGTATCCTGCCCGCGGTCGCCATAGGCCACACACTCAAGCCTCCGCTCAAACCAGGCTCGACCTGGACAAAGTACCAAAACATCTGCATGCGAAATAAGAAAATCAAGTCCATGTCCCACCGGGTCCCACGAATGGACCTGGACCTGGACGCCCTCATGCTCATGAGGGATATGGCCGAAGATGGCAACTACGAGATTCTGAGAGAGTACGGGATCCAGCCGCAGGACGTGGACGTGATGAGCCACCTGAGCCCTCTGCGCAAGTTAAAGCCCAAGGCCCTCAGTACAATCAAGAAATGGCTCAGCCAGAACCAGAGCCCGAGTTCGAGTACGTGAAGGTCCAGGGTTCGGACATTTACTTTCACTGCGAGGTGACTGAGGAGTCGGTCCTCGAGCTCAATTTGAAACTGAAAAAGCTAGCCACAGAACTCCGGCACAAGCATCTGGACCTGGGCCTGGACCACATCAAGCCCGAGATTCGCATATTCATCAAGTCGGAGGGTGGCGACCTTCACTCGGGTCTGAGCGCCATGGACTGCATTTCGAGTCAAAAATCGGTCAAGGTCCGGACGATCGCCGATGGTGTGTGTGCATCGGCCGCGTCCTTCATTCTCTTGGGTGGACGGACCCGATACATGACTCCAAACTCGTACGTATTGATTCATCAACTCAATATGGACGGGCAATGGGGGAAGTTTGAGGATTTCAAGGACCAAATGGGTAACCTTGAGCAATTTATGGAGCGGTTTCGCAAGATCTACCTCGAGGAGACGCGGGTCCCTGAGCGCAAGCTCAAGAAGCTCCTCAAGCGCGATATGTACATGGATTCAAAGCGGTGCCTCGATTGGGGTGTGGTGGACGACTTGTGGGTCTAGGCCTCCTTGGAGTCCTGGACCTCCTCGGCCTCACCACCCGTGGCCTCGACCACGACCGGGGCCGCCTCCTTGGCCGCTGGGCGCGCGGCCATCATAGAGGGCATGCGGATCGCACCCTGAGCGAACTTCTTGTTGAACTTCTTGTACAGGAAATAGCCGATAACCAGGATGGCCACGATAGCCGCCACGTTAAAGACATTGAAGGGAGACTTGGATGCCAGCTCCTGGATAGCCGAGCGCTTCACGTGATCGACCACTGGGGGAGGGGTCACGACGGGAGGGGCGGGTGGAGCCATTACAAAGAAAACATGTTTTCTTACGGCCAGGGTGCCGCACCCTGACTTTAAATCAAGTCTAATGGAAGTTGAACAGGCCGCATGGGCCGCGTTCGACTCGTTTCGAACCGACTGCCCGTTGGACGCCCGCGCCAACCTGGACGAGTACCATTGCACTGCGTGTGGCGGCCGCAAGTCGTTCGACGTGTTCGACGATCTGCCCGTCTGTACTGATTGTGGTCGAGTCGACGAGTCGTACGTGTCGGACGAACCCGAATGGCGCTCTGGCCTGGACGAGTCGGGTGTCGCGTCGGACCCGTCCCGGATCGGCGCGCCTGTGAACACAGACCACTTCTCGGCAGCCTGGGGCCAAGGGACGCTGATTCGCGTGCCTGCGTGGAAGGGCCCCAACTCTGCAAACTCGTACAAACAAATGCGCATGGCCCGGATTCATCAACACTCGACCATGAACCACCGAGACAGGGCACTTTTCCACGCGTACGAGTCACTCGACAAGGTCGGTAAGCAGATCCTGGACTTGCCAGCGAACGTCCTGTATCAGGCCAAAATCAAGTACAAGGCGTTCAACGAAGCGGTCCTGACTCGTGGTGCGGTCCGCAACGGTATCAAGGCCAACTGCATCTTCCAGGCTTGCCGGGAGTTTGGAGTCGCTCGGACGACCAAGGAGATTGCAGACGCGTTCGGGATCCCGGCCCGTGACCTTTCGCGGACGACGGAGATTTTTCAAGAGCAGGTTCCGGATCAGAAGGTCCACGTCACGACACCGGCTGACTTGATTGCGCGATTCTTCAACGAGATTACGTGCGTTCCTGAAGGTTCGCGCGGTCGCGTCAAGGCCAAGGTGGTCAAGGGCTGCAGGGCGCTCGACGAGTGCGTGGAGCTCATGGGTCGGACGCCCAAGGCGGTGGCGTGTGCAGTCATCTTCCACGTGTTGACCCTCGAGGGCCTCAAACCGAACAAAACGGAGATTTGCAGAATTTGCGACGTGTCAGTGCCCACATTAGGGAAGATCGAGACGATAGTTAAGGAATCGGGACTGTTGTAATTAAATGAGCACGCCAATTATCTTATTTGCTAGCACCCCATGCTACGGGGGTATGTGTCTCCAGGCTTACGCCGAGTCTATGCTTCGTCTCCAGCGCACATGTGCAGCCAACGGCATCCAGATGATGCTCGACACGACCGAGAACGAGTCGCTGGTCCACCGGGCCCGTAACCTCGCCGTGGCCCGCTTTTACCAGAAGACGCAGGCGACCCACTTTCTGTTCATCGACGCCGACATCCATTTCGATCCTGAATCGGTCATCCGCCTGATCAAGGCTAATCATGAAGTGTCGGTCGCGTGCTACCCCAAAAAGTGCGTGATGTGGGACCAGGCTGATGCGTACGTCAAGTCGGGCGCCGGTCGCAAGGATCTGGCCCGCGTGGCTGCGTCGCTCGTCATGAACTTCAAGATGGCCAACACCCCGATCCGCGACGGATTCGCCGAGGTGCTGGACGGCCCGACCGGCTTCATGCTCATCAAGCGCGACGTGTTCACCAAGATGCACGAGAAGTATCCGGAGCTCCTGTGTGTGAATGACCACCAGAACAAGGACCTGGACACTTATCATGCCGTTTTCGATTGTATGATCGATCCCGTGTCCAAGCGGTACCTGTCGGAGGACTATGCGTTTTGCCGCCGGTGGCAGCAGATGGGCGGTCAGATTTTCGCCGATTGCATGACGACCCTGGGCCACGTGGGCAACATCCGGTTCCACGGGTCCCTCGAGGAGCGACTCAAGGCGGCGGCTTAAAAGGGTAATTCATTTGAATAATTAATGGCCACCATGATCCATCTCGTGGCGGAGACCCGCAACAAGGCTATCGTTGCCACGACGCTCCACACGATGATGAACATTCACGTCCAGTGCATGCAGCGCGGGACCCATCTGGAGATTCACTTCGTGGATGACAAGTCGAGCCTGCCCAAGCTGATCAAGACGGGCGAGCGGATCTTCTGGATGGAGTACGGAACTAATTTGAATAACGAAATTCTGTCCAAGATTTTCGAGCCCATGCCCAAGGGCACGTCGGTCCTCGTCTTCCCGTCGGTCAAGGAGGGCATCAACTGGGACCAGTTCGCCCAGAAAACCAAGGCTGGTTCGACTGAGCCGAGTCATCAACGTGGTCTCGCGTTCGATACCGAAGTGGGCAAGAAGCTCACCGATGGCGTCTATGAGTGCACCAAGACATCCGCGCGCGTGTGGGTCATGGACGCCAAGTCCGTCGACAAGAAGCTTCGCGGAGGTAAGGTGAATGTCGTACTGCCTTTGACTGATAATGAGGCGATGTTTTCCCGCCTCATGAGTCTGGATGTGAAAATTGGTGTCGCGTCCGAGGCAACAGTCATCTGTCACTTTGTACATGAATGCTTTGGAAACATCCTCGAGGCGGCTGGAGTCGAACTAGCCCCTTAGAGATTGTACGCACTTAATTTATAATCAAAAATGGTCGAGCGGTTCATTCAGGAGGCATGGGGCTCCTCTGACGTGAACCGCTTTCCCGGACCCCAACCCGTGTCGATCGAACGTCGGCACTTCTGTCTCCTCAAACGCCAACCCTACCTGGTGTGTGAAAAGACTGACGGCGTACGCCACCTGCTCGTGAGCACACCAGATGGTACCGTGGCTCTCGTGAATCGTGCGTTTCATGTGGATCCAGTCAAGATCAGGATTCCCAAGGACACGTTGCTCGATGGGGAGCTTGTGAAGACCAAGACGGGCGCCAAGATGCTGTTCATGGTCTATGACGCGGTCCGGGTCAAGGGTGAGGACCTCACAAGGGCGCCCCTGGATCAACGGCTCGAGAAGGCCCGTGGGGCCCTCAAGGGTATCATCAAGACTGCAAACGCCCCATTCGAGGTCAGGGTCAAGTCTATGTGGGCCTTGGGCTCGCCAATTCCAAATCTAAATTCGTTCGAGTACGAGACGGACGGTCTGGTTTTCACACCCGTCAATGAGCCGATCCGCATGGGCACCCACGAGACCATGTTCAAATGGAAACCCCATGAGCGCATCACGATCGATTTTTGTTTGCAAAATGGGAAGGAGCTTTTTGTACAGGATCGTGGGGAGCCCTACAAGGAGGCTGAGCTGCACATGCGGAACCAAAGACCAGACCTGGCCAACGGCACCATAGTCGAGTGTGGGTACGGGGATCTCGGGTGGTTCGTCGAGAAGATCCGCACGGACAAAACGCACCCGAACAACCGGAGAACCTACTTCCGGACCTTGGTGAATTTGCGCGAGAAAATCATCGTGTCCGAGTTTTAGGAACGGTACCAGGCCATGTAGAACGGCGCGCATTTAGGCACCTCGTTTAATTCAGTCACCGTTTCATCATCCTTAATGTACCACTTGTCCCATCGTCTCACGAGTAGCGCATAGTGCCCACCCCATTGAATCCCGTGATGAATCACAGCCGCGAACAGTTTGTGACCCTCGAGCTCTTGAGGAATTTCAATTGGAAATTTCTGGTCATACATAGAGAAGGTCACACCGAAGACTCGTGGCCACTGCGTCACGACCGTACGGACCGCGGCCACGTGGTGGCGCCGACCGTCGTCATCCACGTATCCCTCGATACCCACGTGCTTGAGTCGAGCTTCGAGAAGCTTCTCGAGACTGGTCGGGCCAGTTGGGCCTAGGATCAGGGTCACAAACTCCGAATTCTTCTTTGAAATTCCCCCTGAGTACACGGTCTCCTGACACTCTTGACCGTTGAAAATCGACTTTATGAACTTCTGACCAATTGATTTCTCAAATACATCGATCAGAAGGACTATGACCTCTTGGGCGTCGTGTTGGGACCCGCCCGTGAAGGCTGGAAAACGTGTCCTGAAGGCCGCAAGGAGGGCCCGGGGATCTACAGGATCAGTCAAACCTTTGATAAACAGCTGTCGGGCCACCTTCTGGTACTCGCGCGTGACATCACACGGACCATCGTAAGGGTCCGAATCGAACAGAAACTTGCTCAAGGGGGGAACATGAGCCAGGCACTGCACGGCGGTGTTGAAGTAGCACGTGTTGCCCAGGTTCACCAGTCCCCGCATCCTCTTAGAGGAGAGGCTCGTGTAATCTCTAAATCAAAAATGGAGGCTCACCCGATTTACGACAAGTGGGCCCCGATTATCAATGCGTACAAGGACAAGCCCGATACCGAGATTGAGATCCGGTTCGGCCGTTCGGCCCGTGGGGGCTTCGACACGAACGTGGGTCAGGGCACCTTCAAGAAGGTCCTGCGGGCCCTCGAGCGTTACGCCGGTTGGGAGGAAACCAAGCACACCAAGTCGACCGTGTACTACTTTGCAGGGTCCAAGCGCCTCACGGTCGATGACGAGACGGATGAGCAGGTTGGCTGCATCAAGACGCGTGTGAAGGTGGATGACTTTGTGCTCGACGGCAAGCCACTCGACGTGCGTCTGGGCATAGCGACCGAGAAGCCCTTCGAGTACGATGGCGAAGAGACGAGCACGGAGCAAAAGACCAAGGAGCGTTGGTCTTTTGTTCGTAAGAATCTCTCGATCGACATGTCCATCGTGAAGGGGAACCCGGATGATCCGGATTCGGACGAGGACACGACTTACCAAATTGAACTTGAAATTATCAAGCCCGGACTCGTGAGCGATCAGGACGCCATGTACAATTTGCTTTACAAAATCTTCGATCTGCTCAAGTGCGTCTAGTTCTTGGCCACCTTGTTGAGCCAGACGTTACGGAACTTGGGGTCGAGGCCGGCGCGAGCCAGACCGGCCCACGTGTATGTATTCTTAGGGCCCGTAGGCAGGCCCATATTAGCCAGGGCATTATTCAGATTCGCTAGACCCGTCTTGTTCACGGGAAGAGCGTACTCCTTCTGGAGCCGTGGGCTCTTGGCCGCGTTGTACTTTTTGGGCTTGGGGCTCTTTTTCGCGGGAGGGGTCCGTTTGGGGATATTGGGCGTCTTGCGCGGCTTGGGAACGTAGGCCGGAATGTGCTTTATCTCACCCGTGATCACATTCTCCACGTCACGCGCAGCCCGAGCCGGGCTCAGTGGAACCTCGCGGTTCAGCCAGGCCTTGACCGCCGCCTTTACGTTGGCCACCTTGGGCTTGGGCTTTTGGAAGGCCAGGTTGGTCACAAGGTTCTTGTAAGCCTTGGTCTTGTTCGCCGGGAGCCAATTTGGAACCTGAATTCTGGTCAGGTACCGGACGCGCGATGGCTCGTTGACGCGCAGACCCATCGTCTCCTTCACGAACTTCTTGTAGGCCCGGTTCACATTGGCCTTGAGAGGCTTGCCACGCGAACCCGAGGGGAGCTTGTTGTACTCGGCCATAAAGAGCGCATCGTTACCATTGCGTGAGAAGTTGCCCAGGTTCGCTGCGAGCCGAGTGGCGAACTCGAGCTCGAGTGCGAATCGAGCATTGTTGTTCGAGTTCGAGGGACTTGGGCTCGGCGTGCGCGCGCGAGGCTTCGGTGGGCTCGGCACTCTGGTTGCCGCCTTTTTGCCCGCCACATGGGCCCTAAGAGAATTGAACCGGTTGGCCTTGGCGGTGGCGTTGTATTCTGCATGTAAATTGGCCGGCAAGAGCTTCTTGGCAATCTTGTTCTGCTCGGCCACGGGTATGGTGGCCCACGCCCGGCGCGTCTGGACGCCCTCGCCCGTCGTCTTCTCTACACGGCCATTATTCAGCAGTGTGTAGAAGGTGCCGTTCACGTACACGTCGTACGACCGATTGAGCTTGTTGGTCACACCCGCCTTGTTCTGGATCAGACCGATGATCCGGGCCGGGGCCATCTTGGCGTTGGCCTCTGGGATGTTCATATTGCGTGCGATGGCTAGGAGCTCCGCCTTGGTGAGGCGGGTCGCTTGGCGGTTGTTGATGCGCAGGACGCGGTTCAGGCCCATCTTCACGACGTGCTGGAGCCCTGGCTTGAACGCGTTATTCCCGAGGGTCACGACGTTCGTCTTGACGTTGTTGCCAATCTTGAAAATGGCGCGAACCGCCGCGGGGATGTTACGGCCAGCCTCCGTGTACGCCTTGATGACCGTCTTGCGACCGGCGGCGATACCCGTCGGTACAGCGAACCAATAGGGCTGCTTGCCCGGGCCGGGTCGTACGTAGAACCCCTCCTTCGTGGAATTCCAGCTCGGCGCACGACGATTCTTGGGGCCGGCGGGCGTCTTGCGCGCCACCGGAGCGTTCACGAGTGGATGCCCGGCGGCCGCAAAGGCGTTCCGGGTCGCTTGTGGGATGGGGTGGCCGGCGTTGGCGAAAGCCTTCACGACCTTGGGCCCCACACCCGAGAGGTTCATGGGTCCATGGTTGAGCCACTCGCGAGTGGTCACGTGACGCTCCATCTTGCGCCACTTGTAAAGACGGGGCTGCCCGTTGGTGCCGGGGCGAACGTAAAAGCCCATCGGGGGGCGCATGTTCCACGAAGAGGCCAGAGGGTTCCGGTTGGCCAACTTGGCCTTCTTGGCCTCTGCGGCCTGAGCTCCGGGCTTGCGGATCGCAGGGGACTTGGACAGGTTCATGGCCAGCATGGCCACCATGTCGTATTTGTCCGTGAAAAACTCCTTGAAGAGTTTGCGGGGCTCATCACGCTCGGACGGATCCTTTATCCCAGTGAACAGGACCGTTCCATTGTTAAAGAACTGATAGGTCCACTTGGGCTTCTTGAGCTTGAGGACTATGGCGGGGACGCCACCCACGTTGGGTTCGTAGCGACCGAGGTTCTCTACCATGGACGCGGGGAGCTTCTTGAGCTCGTCACGCAGATCCTGGAGATTGAATGGTCTATTTACGTAGAAAATTCCATCAATCTTCTTGTAGATCGGTGGGGCCTTGAGCAGGAACTTGGGCGCCCAGCCGTTCTTGACGATGGCGAGCAGGGCCGCTTCGTAGTTACCCAGACCCATGACGTCAAAGTACTTGTCGGTCAGGACGATCGTCTGTTGGCCCTTTTTGGCTATGACTTTATTGACGCCCTCGGCATCACCTATCCACCCTTGGCCTTGGACCCAACGGACCGAGGGCTTTTTAAACGCACCTTTGTAACCCGTGATTTCAGAGAACCCCTTCGGCTCCGACTCGAATACCGAACGGAAATTCGTGGGCACCTTGAACGTCACAATCTTGGCCGTGAGAGCGGACGGGGACGCCTTCCAGCTCCCCTGATTATTCGTAAAAACGCGCTTCGCCCGGAAGATCTTCTGAATCTTTCGGGCGGCCGCGGTTCTGGGGGTGTTCCCCGGCATTTCTACTCTTGAATCATATTTTATTCCTCACCCTTGAAGTCGAGACCGTAAATGATGGGTTGCGTCGCGTACGCCTGTCCTTGGTAAATCTTGGATTCCACGCGGACCTCGAGCTCCTTGGAGCTGAACGGCCCGGCGTAAAAGTCCGGATTGAACTTGAACGTGCCCAGGTTGTTCTCGCGACAGTGCTGGTTGAACTGAGCCACGAAGATCTTCTGGGGCACGAAGGCGTCCGGAGCGAACCGGAACTTCTCCGAGCACAGAAAGTGCTGAAGCGAGTTGGTGACCGTTGCGACCTGGCTCCGGATCGTCTTGAAGTACTTCGGGAGCACGTTCCAGATGTCCTTGTCGGCGTACTTGGCCGAGTAGTCGAGGTAGGCCCGCAGACACTTGCACAGGATCGCAGGCATCTCAGCCTCGAGCTTGTACTCGAGGTGCGGGTCAGCCACATCAGGTGCGATTTGGCGACCGAAATTGATGGTGGCCAGACGGCGCAGGATCGAACCAGAGTTGTCCTTCCAGTTAGGCACCTCATTTCCACCCAGAATTCCAGGGGTCGTCCACTGCATACTCAGGGCCGTCTCGCACTTTCGCGCGATGCTGACGTCCTCACCAGACACGAGCGACTGGAACTCGGCCTGCTCGAGCTGCAGGTCACCCTTGATCTCAGGGCTAATGAACATGAACCCCTTGTAGATGCTCGAGAGGCCGAACTTCTTCTCGATGTTGTTCGAGAGGGTCGCCACGTCCTCGCACTCGTAGAACCGACGGGCCACCTTGGTAATCAGTGTAGACTTGCCCGACTGCGCAATTCCCTTGAGAAAAGGGATGACCTGCCAGCCGTCCAGTTCATTCACGTCGAAGCACAGGCGCCCCAGGAACACGTAGACCCACCGAGCCACATCCTCCTCGAAGCGCTGGTAATCGAGCACCTTCTGCATGTGGGGCGTCGGGATGTCGTACCAGTCCTCGACGTCGTCGTAAGGCTCGAAGGGCTGATCAAAGTACTTGCAGGACACGAGCGTCGGGTCCAGGTCAGCAAACTCCTCGGTATCGTACCGGTAAAACTTCGTGTGACGGCGACCCGACGCGTCCCTGACCATCTCGAGGGGCCGGGCATCGAGCAGGCCGTTTTGGAAAGACCAGACGTGACGATCCTTTTTGATTTCAGAAAACTGAATATCCTTGCAGTTCGTCAAGTGGCGGATCACGTCGTGGGCCATGTTGCCTCGGTTCGTGAGGTTCAGCCACATCTCTGCGTTGTCCTCCTTTTGAGTCTCGTCGTACACAAAGTCCTTGATCTCCTTGACGGTCTTCCATGCTCGAGTGTTTCGAATTTCCTTGCAGCACTGGTCTCGGTACCGGCGATAGCCGTTGCGATACGCCTGTTTCAGAAGGAAAATGAGGAGCTTCTGGTACGCCGTGGCGTCCTTCTCGATGTCCATGTCGACGTCAGCATTCTCTACACTGGGTTTGTTAAACATCTTGAATTCAATGTCATTTTCAATAAATTTATTGACGATGGCCTTGTAGCACTCCTTGAAGCGCTTGATTCGGCGCTCGAAGGTCATCTTGTTCCCGTTGATGTCCTGGGTCTCGGTCCTGCTAATCTCAAGCAGCTCGGCCCGGGCGAGCATGTAACCACAGATATCGATAATTCGGCGCTTGTTCACAAGCAGGCGCTCGAGGTCCTCCTTGTCGATATCCACGGGGAGGCCGTTTGGATCTCGGCTGGGTGTTGCCGGGAGCCATTTGGCCGCTAATTTTGTAAAAATTTCCTGACGTTTGTCTCCGTTCTGGAGGTCCAGGTGGAGATTACGTTCACAATCGATGAGTTTGGCATCCAGATCCGCAGGCGTCCACGAGTTGATTTCCTTCTGGTAAGCGCTCCCCTCCGCCGCCTTTTTGTTTGTGGTGCCCTTGGTTGCCATTGATACAACTGACCGCGACTTTTTTAAGCGGATCCCTCCGTCACTGGCGCTGGAGGAGCTGGGCACGGGCAGCACGCTGGGGCCGTCTTGGACATGGCCGACAGAATTTTGACCAGAATTTTGTTCTGCATCTCCATGCACTGTGCGATTCTCTCGGTCGCGTCCTTCAGACCGACCAGGGTCATCGCCACGGTCTCACCCTCCTCGGTGGCGAGCAGGGACCCGAGCGCCTCGAACATGTCCATACCGTCGTCCTCGTCCTCATCCATCTCCTCATCCATCTCGTCCATCTCCTCCTCATCGTCAGGAATCTCCTCAATCTTGGCACGAGACATTGTAATATTCGGGTAGAAATTAAGACCTTGGGTTTTTCGCGCTGGAAATTTTCGCGACCTATATTAAAATGCCTGGTGGCGGACTCATGCAACTCGTGGCCTATGGTGCTCAGGATGTGTATCTGACGGGTCAGCCCAAGGTGACTTTCTTCCAGTCGACCTACAAACGTCACACCAATTTCGCCATGGAATGCGTCCAGCAAACCGTGAACGGGTCTGGTGGCAACGGCGGCGTCTTCTCCGTAACCCTGAGCCGTTCGGGTGACCTGGTCGGTGACATGTTCATGGTGGCACAGCCTACCCAGACGACTGCCGCCGCCCTGACGTCGACCAACTCCAACTTCGACATGAATTGGGTGGCCGAGCGCGCCATCGAGCGCATCGAGCTTTACATCGGTGGTCAGCTGATTGACCGTCACCAACAGACGTGGTTCCGTCTGTACGCCGAGGTGTTCCTTAATGACACCAAGAAGATGGACTATGGCCGTCTGTCGTCGACGTCGGTCGTGAACAACGTGGGTACGACGAGTCCCTCCAAGGTTTACCTACCGCTTCTGTTCTTCTTTAACCGGAACCCAGGCCTGTACCTGCCCCTGATTGCCCTGCAGTACCACGAGGTCCGCATCGACTTTATCATGAGCCAGTACTACTCGAGCTATTTCGGCACGAATGGCATCGACGTCTGGGCCAACTACATGTATCTGGACACCAGCGAGCGTGACCGTTTCGCAAAGAATAACCACGAGTACCTGATCGAGCAGGTTCAGCACGTCACACCTGACGCTGTCGGTACGAGCTCTGAGAATGCACCGAGCATCATCCGTCTGCAGTTCAACCACCCAGTCAAGGAGCTGATTTGGTGCTACCAGAACAATCAGCTGAGCGCCAGCACGAACCTTAACGCCATGTGGAACTTCAGCTCCAGCACGGCCAATGTGAACGTCACCGTCAACCCCCAGACGCTTCCCCAGAACGGCATGAACCTCCTGCCGAACCAGGTGGGTGTGCCTCGTCTGTTTGCACCGGCTATACTCTCGTCCAATCTGTACATCGTCAGCTCGTTCGATGGCGCGACCGACACGACTGTGAACCTCCAGTCCAACGTCCAGACCGGCAATGTCTTCTGGATCGAGTCGGGTCTGCCGAACTACGGCACGGCCAACACGGTCTACGGTTATGAGGTCGGCCCTCTGCACAAGTTCAAGCTGATCCTGAACGGCACGGACCGCTTCGTGGAGCAGCCCGGTAAGTACTTTAACCAGTACCAGCCGTACCAGTATCACTCGGGCGCGCCTTACGTCGGTATCTACTCGTACTCGTTCGCCCTCAAGCCCGAGGAACTCCAGCCCAGCGGCACTTGCAACTTCTCCCGGATTGACATGGCCCAGGTGGCCGTCAGCCTCAAGACGGGCATGGGTTCCAACCTTTCCCAGAAGATGTTCGCAGTGAACTACAACGTCCTCAAGGTGGCGTCGGGTCTGGGTGGTCTGGTCTTCTCGAACTAAGTCCCTGCTGCGTACCCGCCAAATTATTTTCTTGAGTACTATTACAAATGGCGGGTGGTCTTATGCAGCTGGTTGCTTACGGTGCTCAGGATGTGTATCTGACGGGTCAGCCCAAGGTGACCTTCTTCCAGGCGGTGTACAAGCGCCACACCAACTTTGCGATGGAGAACATCCAGCAGACGGTGAACGGCACGCCCTCCAACAGCGGCCGTGTGTCCGTGACGATCGCCCGCAACGGCGATCTGGTCGGCAACATGTACGTGGGCCTGATCCCGCAGCAGCAGAACGGCTCCAACCTGACGTCGACCAACTCCAACTTCGACATGAATTGGGTGGCTGAGCGCGCGATCGCGGCCGTGGAGCTGACGATCGGCGGCCAGCGCATCGACAAGCACTACCAGGCGTGGTTCCGCCTGTACGCCGAGGTGTTCCTGGACGAGTCCGACAAGATCAACTACGGCAAGATGACGTCGAGCCCCTCGATCTCGGCTGACACCTCGACCAACAAGACGTACGTGTACCTGCCCCTGCTGTTCTTCTTCAACCGCAACCCGGGCCTGTACCTGCCCCTGATTGCCCTGCAGTACCACGAGGTCCGCCTGGACTTCGACCTGACGTCCAACTTCTCCAGCTACTTCGGCTCCGCGAGCCCGGTGTTCGAGGTGTGGGCCAACTACGTGTACCTGGACACGGAGGAGCGTCGCCGCTTCGCCCAGAAGGGCCACGAGTACCTGATCGAGCAGGTGCAGCACACCGGTGGCGACTCCCTGTCGGCCGCCCAGAACACCGTGCGCCTGTCCTTCAACCACCCGGTGAAGGAGCTGATCTGGTGCTACCAGAACAGCAGCCAGACGACCACGACCAACCTGAACGGCATGTGGAACTTCTCCACCGGCATTTCCAACGTGAACGTGACGTGTAACGTGGCGGGCCTGGCGTCCCAGCAGAGCATCCTGCCCCACGTGGCGGGTGCGCCCCACCTGTTCTCCAACGTGTCCCAGGCGACGTCCAACTGCAGCGGCAACACCTTCTGGATTGAGGAGGGCAGCGCCTCTGTGACCCCGGCCAGCGTCAACGGCATGTACGAGGTGGGCCCTCTGCGCGACTTCAAGCTGATCCTGAACGGCCAGGATCGCTTCAAGGAGCAGGTCGGCAAGTACTTCAACCAGTACCAGCCGTACGTGTACCACTCGGGCACGCCCTACCCGGGCATCTACGTGTACTCCTTCGCCCTGCAGCCGGAGGAGCACCAGCCGACTGGCACCTGCAACTTCTCCCGTATCGACAACGCCCAGGTGTTCTTCAACCTGAAGAACGCGACGACCAACCTGCTCCAGAAGATGTTCGCGGTGAACTACAACATCCTGCGTATCCAGTCTGGCATGGGTGGCCTGGCCTTCTCGAACTAGACGTCTTGCGTCCCCGCAGCGAAATTGCGAAATCAAAGCCCCTCGGGGCGGCCTTCGGGCCCAAGAGTCGCCAAGGACTCTTGAGTTCGAAATGAATTTTATCGCGAAACTACCTGCCACTCACCGCCAAGCGCCGAGAACTCCTCCTCGATGACCCGGGCCGTCAATTCAGGATCAAAATTGGGAGCACAACAGAACACGTCGATATAAATCTTATTGAGTTCTGGGTACGTGTGGGCTGAGAAGTGGCTCTCGGCCAGCACGAGGACTCCCGTCGTCCCGTGGGGTTCAAATTGGTGAAAAGCTCGATTTACCACCGTAAACCCGCACTTTTCAGCGATTCGATTCATAATGTATTCGAGGTGGCGTGCTTGCGCTACCCACACCCCGTCGATGTGACCAACGAGGTGCTTCATTTAAAATTTAGGCACTCTTCATTTTATATAGGATCAGGCCAACTGAGGCGACCAGGAACAGCAGACCGAAGAATGGCTGACCGGTGGTCGTGGGCGTCTTGCGCGCCTCGACCATGTTCGCCACCCCCAGGCCAGCCATGAGCGCAATGAATAGGAACACAAATATCGTGTTAAAGTCCATCATTTATTATTAGGTACTAAAAAATAATGGAGGAACTCGTTCAAGAGTTGGCGACTCGGGTCAATCTCAAAGGGGCGGGCCTGATGAATCAGATTCGGGCTCGCATGCCTGAGGCGACGATCGACGCCATTTTGGATGCGGCCCGCCTCGTTCAGATCCACCAGTTGGCCGAGCTCATCAGGATCCACGAGTTCGAGACCGTCCTGGATCTCATCGAGCACCTGTGTACCCTGAGTCTGGCCGATGAGGACCTCGATGCGCTTGCCCGAATTTTGGAAGAAAATACGGGCACGTGGATTTCAGAGAAGTGCTCTCACGATCTTGCGGTACTTCTGAAGAATGGCCAGTTGCGGTCCACCATGAATTTCATTTTGAAATTGAAGACCCCGGTCCAAGAACCGACTGGGTGTTTTACATGGGCATGCCTGCGCCTGGGAAACCGGCAGCGCCGCTCGAGCCCCCCATCATGTTCGACCCGGACATCTCCTGATACAGGTAAATCAGATACAGACCGATGAAGCCCATGGTCAGGGCGCGAATGATGGACGACGCCATCGTGCGCTTCGCAGGGTCGAGGAACTCCTGGACGCTGAACAGAATCAGGGCGAGTCCGAGGGTAGCGAGCAGAACAGCGTTGGCCATTTAGTAATTGAGGACATTTTTATTCAGTGCGTCCGTGGGTCACAGTTATATTTCAAGCTAAAATTAGTGATGAACTTTGCGTACCTGGATGCGCGGAGCCTGCTCGAGTCGGTCCTGGCCCCACCCCCAGAGCCTGTAGAGGCCGTGCCTTGTACTTTGGATCAGAATTGGACGGACCTCGGCAAGACCCTGTCTAATTTCAAACACGAATATGCCAAGGTCCGTGTGGACCTGGTTGCCCGCCTCGCCGAACTCTCGGAGAAGAAGGAAGAAGTGAATATTCTCAAAATGATGCTCGAGAACGTCGCATCAGAGGACTTAAAGGAACGCCTCGTGACCATGATAGACGACTACGAGAAGGAACAAGACCTCGATGGACTTCGGCGCGAATGCGGTGAGCTCACAGGACGGAGTCAGGCGATGAAGAAGGTGCTCCAGGACACGGACGCTGAAAGGTACGCCAAGTTCACTTGCTTTGTTTGCATGGACCGCCTTATTGACTTGTTCATCGATCCTTGTGGCCACGTGATTTGCGAGCCGTGTTGGGCCCGTACACAAAACAAGGCAACCTGCCCAGGTTGCCGAACGCGTTTAAATGCGTCCAAAAGAATATTCACTCTGTCTTAGATAGAGGCCTTGTAACTCAGTTGGATAGAGTGCGGGCCTTCTAACAGCGACCTTGTAACTCAGTTGGTTAGAGTGCGGGTCTTATGTTTAGAGCGAGCCCGAAGCCGCGGGTTCGACCCCCGCCAAGGTCAATTCGAGTGCACATAGTATAGTGGTAGTACAGCGCCCTTCCAAGGCTCAAGCTCGGGTTCGATTCCCGATGTGCGCATTTACGGTTCTATAGTATAATGGTCAGTACATGAGACTCTGAATCTCGAGATGGGAGTTCGATCCTCCCTAGAACCTGGAGCTGAATATCTCCCTAAACTGTTCAGTCTCTGACTTTGGCGCAACGGAAGCGCGTAGCGCTGTAGTGTTTCAATGACGCTTTGGTAACCGGATCGACACCGGTAAGTCAGAACGACCCGAGCACGTCGTTAAAAGGTTCATCAGGCTCCTGTGGCCTAATTGGTTAAGGCGTCAGTAAAGACGTTGCTGTTAACCTGTAGATTGTGAGTTCGATTCTCACCGGGAGCGATTTTTTAACTATCTAGCTCTAGTTAAAAAATTGTCTCACGCTCTTACCAATGGAGAAGAAGTGCTCTAAATGCGAAACTTCAAAACCCTTGGAAGATTTTCCAAATGATCCCAGATGCTCGGGAGGCAAAAGAGGGGCGTGTAAAGAATGCCGCAAACCTAGATGGATGCCAACAGAGAACGAAAAATTAGTTTGTAATAAATGTAAAGAACAAAAGGACTATAATCTATTTGCTAAAAAAGGACATTATAAACCATATATGTGTAAATCGTGTTTGAATACAGCTGATAGGGCCCTAAGAGCGTCAGATCCCGAATCTTATAATAAGAAAATACGTGAAAAATATCAGCGTAATAAAGATAAAATAAATGAAACACGGCGTAAAACACTTCAGAAACGCCGGGATGAAGACCCTAAATACCGTGCTATGATGGCGCTTCACTGTAGGTTGTATATGGCTGTGAAAGAAAAAACGGGGAAAACCATGGAGCTTACAGAGTGTTCCAAAGAAGAACTCACTGATCATCTTGAATCAAAATTCACAGAAGGTATGACGTGGGGAAACTATGGTAAGTGGCACATAGATCACGTCCGCCCGTGCGCCTCATTCAACCTAGAGGATCCCGAAGAGCAGAAGAAGTGCTTTCACTGGACGAACTTACAGCCTCTTTGGGCCAAGGATAATTTGGCCAAGAGTGACCGTCTCGATTGGGTTAAATCAAAGACTCTTTGCCGCCGCGAAACCCATGAGGCCACCGATGATCACATCGAGTGGCGAGTGCCATCCCTCCACAACGCGGAGTGCGCTGACCGTAGCCGCCCATAGCGTAACGAGTGGATTGAATGACCAGATGGTCGCAATGTACCATGCTGTTGCTGCGTGTCCGCTCGGGAAGCTCAAAAAGTCCGAACCGTTCGGACGACGCACGTGTGTGACCGTCTTGACGGCGCTCACGACGACATTGAGTATCACGAGGCCTAGGACGGCCTTCTTAGTGAGGCGACCTAGTAACAGTGCAGCTGAAACTAGATAAAACCAAAAATGTTGCATTCTTTATTAATGAAGGCGAAAATCCCTGGCGCGCTCCGTGAGCAAGTATGGCTTCTGTGGTGCGGAGACCGCCTCTTTAAACACAAGTGCCTCGTGACGTGGTGTGAGAACGTCATGACGCCTTTTCAGTTTGAGGTTGGCCACAACATCCCTGAGAGCAAGGGTGGCGCGACGGACATCAACAACCTCCGGCCCATCTGCTCCAAGTGCAACAGGTCTATGGGTGACGAGTACACGATAGAGCAATTCTCGGCACTTTCTCATCGTAAGGAACATAAACACCTATGGGAGTGCTTCAAGTACTCAGGTGCTTCATCTTAGCCTGAGTATTCTTCTGGAAGAACATGAATATGAAAACGAAAAGGGGCAGGGACCGGAGCTCTCCATTCGTGGAGTGCACGTAACCATAGAGGCCATCAGCCGGGAAGGGCACGTTCTTTATCACGTGACGCATCAAGAACACTATGGCACCGATGACGCCAAACTGGGCACAGACCTCGAGGAATGTGCGCAGGCGCGACTTGGAAGGGTCCAAGGGCGGTGTGATCTTGTCCAGGAACATGGACACGACAAAGGCGAAGATGAAACACAGGGCGCCGACCCACGCACTCCCCACCGTACGCATAACAGGAAGCATTTATTATCAACTCATAAAATAGTAATGCCTGGCATCACAGATTTTATGAATTGGACCTGGGACGAGGAACTCTGTATCACGGTGACTATAAAGGTCAAGGACTATGTGCCGACGACCATCGAAGACCTCGAGGACGTCATTCAGGACATGCGGATCCAGTCACGCTCCATGGTCATCGTAGTGGACCTTCAGGGTGCGAACCCATTCTGTCACGAGGTCCGGCAAATTACCAAACTCATCCTGGACGTGTTCGAATACACAAAGAATGACGATTTGCTCAAGGAAATTCAGTTCAAAAATGCAGGGATCCTTGTCCGGAGCTTCTACAGACCGATCAGTATGATGCTCCCGAGCTACGTCCGCGACATCATCGTATTTATATAAAAAGATTAGTCTCGGTTCATACAAGACATGGCGGACCTTCTTGTGTTTTACCCTCAGGGTCCACACCTCATCATCGAGTTCCTGGGGGACAAGTACATCGAACGCCAGCCCAAGACGGTCGCTGAGACGACCGAGTTCATGAGCTCAGTCAGGCCCATCGTCGAGCAACTCGATGCATACGTCGAGAAGCACGGCCTGACTGAGATTATCGAGTTGAACCTCAAGGGCGTCCCAATTTCCAAACTGAAATCAGAGACTGCGACCCACCTCCTCAAGCTCATGGTCGAGCTCCGACCCGACAAGGGCCTGCTCAAGAAGATTCGGATCACCAATTCGAACCCGGTGTTCAATATGATTTACAAGGGCGTCAAGGGGTCCCTACCCGAGCGCATCACGTCCATCGTCGAGATTGCGGAAGATGATAAGTTTTTTTAGACGTGCGTAAAATTATGGCTGAGAATATTAAGATGAGGGAAGATTCATGGACCAATAAAGAGGAAGAATTTCTGAATAAAATTGAACGTCAGTGCAACGCGTACGCCTCCTATTTTGCCAAGGAATATGCGTATTACCATTCACTGTCGTCCAGGTTCAACATCCCTATCCTGATCATCTCGTCACTCAATGCCTTGTGTGCCATTTCACTGAATGACTTTTTGACCCAGAGATACGTGAGTATCCTCAACGCCGTGTTGTCCGCGGGCACGGGAGTTCTCGGGTCCATCCAATTGTATATGAAAATTAATGAGAAGATGACCAATGCGACCCGGTCCCAGATACTCATGAAGCGTCTGGCCCTCAAGATCTCCAAGGAGCTCAGTATAGATCGAGAGTCGCGCACGACCGACGGTCAGGTGTTCCTTCAGGACTGCTTCAGCGAGTTCAACGCGTCACTTGAACAGTCGAACCCCATAGAGAAGAAGATTCAGAACTATCTCGCCTTGGGTGAAGCCCCACCACCCAGGCCGGTGATGAGTTTTATGAATTTGGCGGCAGCCGCGGTCGCGGGTATGACTCCACGCAAGAGTTCAATCGATGAAGACGCGTCTATCATTTCAAGAGGAAAGTTGCAACGTCTCGGGGAGCCTCGCGCCAAAACGCTTTGGGATCGGATTCAAAGAGTTCAAAGAGGCGACGATTCTCATCCAGGATCAGGATCTCCGATGAATCAGAGCGAGTCAAGCCCGGGGGAAGAGTCTCCAAGAGGACTGGGTCGAGAGCCATGAGCTCGGGGTTCTTCAGGCGAGCCACAGCAAAAGCCACGTCCAGGTCGAGCCCCTCTTCGGTCCGGACCCAATAGTGTTCACAGGCCTCTTTCGTATCTTCTATAACACAGTAACCCTTGATCATACGGGATGAAATCCCCTGTTGCTCGAGGGTCTTCTTGAGCAGGGCCACGTGATGAATCACGCCTCCGCCGACGCGGTGCAGTTTCAGACGCAGGGCCAGGCGGGTCATAATTTCTGTCATCTCTGATACTCGTATAACATTTTGTTTCCTTATGTTAGATGGCGGGCTCGGCGCTCATGCTTATACTCGGCTGCTTGATAGCAATAGCGGTCATAGTATTCCTGTCTAATTCGGCACCGAGCAAGGCGGCAGCCTCGGCCTCCACCACGGCTGAAGCAGCCACATCGGACGCGG